CAGCTTAAACCGAACGCCAGATCTTTGTTAAGCTCAAAACTCACACCTGTGTCGGTTGCTGTATAATCTTCTAAGCTATAAGAAATTTTGCCATTATTCCCTGAGAAACCAGCAACACCCCAATACACCCGCCCATTGCCACCTGACGTACTTTCGCGAGCCGAGAATGGATACTGAGTTTCGACGGCCGTGGAGTGACTAAACAAACGGCCCACACACAATAGCGTCCCTGCACTATCGTTGAGCAGCGTCATTAACCGATGATAAAAAATGCGTGGATTAGAGCTTATGTCAGAAAATAGGCAACGCCCTTGTGCATCTATGCTGTCATACAACGTACCTCGATTGGTAACACTTTTTACGGTAGCATAATGCCCTGATACAAGATCGTGGACGCCATTACCTAAGAGTACGTAAGCCTTTAGACCTTCAGTGATAGGGTCAGACCAGTCAATTGTTACCGGGCAAGTTGGTTGACGGGCTGGATATAACAATTCCGGCCTTTCCCACCTTGGGTCAGGAATAACTAAACTCACGCAGACGCCTTATAGGTCAATGGAGTGATTTTAACCGTGTAATCAGCATCCATTGTTTGGTCTGCGTCATTTTCAATGTAAAACTCCTGGTCGCCATACGCCAACGGAATCCCTGGTAACGGAATATACTGCTGGCTGGTTACATCCTTAACCGGAAACGAGCCTAAATAAATATGTTCATATCCAGCTTCTGGGGCTGTAGCATCGTTCGTAGAGTCTATGTTTATATCTCTGCGGTACAGGTGTACTCTGTCGCCCTCAGTGGGAGCAACCGAGAACGAACAAGATAAAACAGCATCCCCGATAGGATAGGTGTTAGATGACAACGCCGTGACCTCACCAGACGTAGAGAAAGCACCTGTCGCCCTAGTAGCACCACCTGTGATGACCGTGGTCTGAGTGCCTGCTGAATAAATCGCATCACCTGTAGCCATTAAACCGACCCTCCTGCTCTGTATTCAAGCGCGTTCTGTACGTGGCCCGGTTTCAATCCCGACCATTTCGGCTGTGATTTATTACCCATAGACATGATCTCTGTCTTGTCATCTATATTAAGTAGACCGGCGGTAATCAGTGCATCCATCATTGATTCAAGTTTTGCTGAGACCATCTGCCCGGTCACTGGGTCAGTTAAGCGGAAAGATTCAAAGACGCTGAGCGCATCCATCGTGATATGCGCGGCCACCTCTGTACTGATCTTTATCGGTAGCCATTTATCAGCTAGGATCAAATATTTTTTAATATCAGCCGTGTCGATATCCTTTGTTATGGAGACTGTTTCTGCGACCATCACATCAAACGCGGTTTGGTATTGTGCAGGGTCAGCACTGCCGATTATCTCGACTGCTCGATCTGCTATTTCTGCGTAATTTGGCATGTCCTCTACCTAATCAGGGGTTGATCCAACATTAATGCGGCGGTACTCCCGCACATATCCTTTAAACCATATCTGATTAATCGCTACCCGCACTTTTGACCATGTTTTGACACCATGGGCATGGTAGCTATACCAGCATTTAAAATCAGGCGACCAGCTAGCTCTAATCAATCCTCCCGGCAGTGGCGATCGCTCGAAGAGTAGATACCCCCCATCGCGGAGATACCGACCAACCGCGAACATCACACAGTTGGAACGACAGCCAAACCAGCGGGCGAGCCAGCTAATCATCTTTATTACGCGACCGTAACCTGAGGAGTCACGTCGTAAGTGTCGTTCGCGGCAAAGGTGTAGGGTCCGATAGCGTCAACCTCAATGGCAACGATCCTCGGGGTTGTACCCTTGGTGACAACCGCGTAACCCTGCACCGATCCAGTCCAGCCACCCGAGCCTGCTGTAAAGGTCTGCAGCGCATAGCTGGCAACACCCGCAGTGACAGACCAACTACCATCGGTCAACTGGATTCGAGCGTAACCCGTACCTGTTGGCTCAGTCAGTGTAGCGGCTGTGATCGTTTCACCGGGGGCTACATTGGTGAACAGTAACAGTTCAAGACCCGTGCCTCGGTCAGCGTCGGCGTTTTTGAATACTTGATTGGCGATTAATGTCTCGCCCTCATCTGGGAGAAAACCGGCCATTAGTTAGCCTCCTCTTCTGTAGGTTTAACGTACTCAAGGCCTTTGAACGTATCGCTGATATCAACACGCAAGCCCCCTTCTGCCATCTTTTTGGCAAAAGAACGCGGGTCATCATTCGCCGAAGCCTCACCCCGGTATTTGAATTTGCCTGAACCCGTCTTGGTTTCAAGGTAGATGTGTTGTGCCATTTTAATTCCTCGCTCTCTAATGTAGGTTCGGTTTTACAGGGGTTATTCTAAACTTATCAATCAGTCCGTCACGTCGTCTGACCACGTCGACTTCATAAGGGACGGGATCCGACGTTCTGGCGTTATCCGCCAACGCGGTACGTAACGCCTCCACCAAATTCCGCATGTTACCCTCGTTAGCCACTAACGAGGTGGATAGCATCTGCTCCGTGCGCTCCATTGTGGCGGTTGCCATCGCTAGGACTTCTGGTGCAGGCTGCGGGGTTTTCGGCACGACGGCTTTAACCGCAGGTTCTGGGGCTTCGGGCGATTGGGGTTCTTTGATCGGACGACGCACCTTTGCACCACTCGATTCGAGTGTCTTCAGTTTGGATGCGCTGATCGTCTTGTTCATAATGACAAACACCTTTGGAGTTGACGTAGCGCGTTCACTCGGTTATCGGACTGCTCCAACATAACCGACGCCGGGGTCTCCAACGTGATGCGCTCACCCGTCTCCTCTACCACCAAATCCTCCGTGACCTTGATTAGGTCCAGGGACTTAACCCGCTTATCTGCGTATTCTGCCATAGCAAGGGCCGCAAAGTCTCTTGCTTTTTTATAATCGCTGTAGTATTTGGTGCCCTGTAGCTGTTTCCCTACCAGAACTTCCAGCACACTGTCAAGGAAAGTCTTAATAGCTGTGGCTACTTTTACCAATAGAGCTGGTGACTTCTGGTTGACCTTAGCCCAGAACTGTGGGTCGGCAAACCCGTCACCCATCAGATCTCCGATCAACTCCTCGATTACAGCCTCCTCGCTCAAGTCGCCCATCCCCAACTTACTACGGGGTTTATTGATGAACTTCTTGTACGGGGCATAGTCGTTAAGCAGGGGCATCAGAGCCGATCTCAAGTCTTCATACAGAGTCGGAAAGTCCAACTTCATGGCATGTAACAACTCGTGTCCCAGGGTAACTAGGTGGGCTCTGTCTCCGTCTGCGTCGAGGTAGATGGTATCAGCGGTCTCCCGCAGCACAACGCCGTTGAACTTTGGGTTTTCTTCACTAACGTTCTTAAAGAACACGACCCGCTTTCCGAGGATCTTTTCGACGAAGGTGTCGACGAAGGTTCGAGTAGTGGCATCCCGCACTCCAACCTCGACATAGGCGTCTTCTCCGAGGCCAAGTCGTCGGCCGAGAGTCTTCGCAGCCTCTGTAGCTCTGCCTCCAGATGTGACTGGTTTGCCATCACTTAGTACCTCTTGTCTGGTTGATAGACTTACGCCTCCCCGTCGGACGGTTCTGAGCTTTTCAAGTCGCTCTCCTGCCCTCCCGAGGTGCCGCTCAAAAGTGTCTTGAGCAACGCCTGCTCCTTCGGCATCTGTAACATGCGCTCTTCTCCCATCGCCTTGGTTGTCCGCAAGGCGGCTCTTGACAACGCGCTCGACCTCTGCAACTTCTTTTCCATATCCGGCACCCTCTAAAATGTTTCTGTATACCCCACCGATGAACACCAGTTCAAAGTCGGGGGTGTCATTGATCATATCATGGGTGAGGTCCCCTGCGGCGAGTATCTCAGCAATGGTCGCATTGTTGGTACGAGAGTCCCGCAGTTCGTACAACGCCTTGGCCCACGACCACACAGTCTCCTGAACTTCAGCTGGGGTCCACTTCTCTCCGGTTCTCTTACTCACAATCTTAGCGGCGTTACGCACCGTAGCCGACATAGCTAGATACCCAGGGCGTTTACCAGGGCCTGATTTGGTGGCGGACCCGGAGAATAGGATCTGATCTACACCTGAGTAGTTTGCCATCCACGCGTCATTGGTAACTTCGTTGACTTCGTCCCGCAGGTTCAGCATGAAGCTGTTTACCTTTGGTCCAGACAACATGATTTCGGTAGGATCCGTCGCAGTTAGAGCCCGGACTGAGTTGTTAATCCAGGCGTCTAGTATGGAGTCAACCCCTTTGTTACCTTGGACGCTACGACCCATAACCTGGATGATAGCCTCTCGTTCCGTGGGTCGACCTTCGGCTATCCAATTGGCCCAAGTGTTGAGCGCGTTAATCGCGTTATTCTCGACCGAGGTCTGGGGGGACATCGCGGCGAGGAGTCCCGCAAACCGGGGCGCATCAACGGCACCGAAGACTTCGACCAAGGCCCGAGCGGAGTTCTTGTACCAACCCCGTTTAGCACGACCCGCGTAAGCGACAGACGCCACCTCTGCTGGGTTCGGCATGGACTCGAATATCTCCACCAAGGTAGCGGCGGACTTACGGGTAAGGTTCTCTCGCTCGGCCTTTGTGAGGTAGGGATACAGGGCCTTAAAGCCCGGGATCTCGTCCTTCAGTGCTACCGACCGTGGTGAAAACGCGACGCCCTCGTCATCGAATAACGCTTGGACTTTAGACGTGGCCTCGTCACGCAGGGCATTAGCCTCAGCGTCGTTGTCGAACCCGTAACTCTTATTGTCTGGGAATATCGAATACAAGGTCTTGCTGGTGACTGGGTATTTACCCAACAGCTTATTACGCACCAACCCAACCAACTCCTTGGTCGGAACGTCGGAGTAGTTGAGGATGTCCATCACACCGTCTCGTGTGCTGTGGCCTTCAATAACCTGCTTACCGCGAACCTTCAACTTACGCAGGTTGTTGTAGATATTTCGTATCTCGTCCGTGGTGAGCCCTTTAGGGAGTTTGATGGATACCGCACCCACCTCCTCTGATCCAGGTAGCTCTACCTCGCTGGTGGTCATCATTGACTCTTGGGACAGAACGTGACCCAGTAACCGGGTAACCTCCTCCACCTGAGCCTCAGTTACGCTCCCCTCGAAGTTAAGGGCGAAGCTGGGGTTCGTGTCGTCCTGGTAACCACCCACCTGATCGGTGATACCCCCCTTGATCCCCAGACGCTTCAATACCTTGGGTACGATCGCCTCGGCCACCTTACGGCTACCCGAGGTGCGTTGTTCATCCGACAGGCCGTCCCATTTACCCTTCAACTCTACATTGGTAGGATCCGGGGCAACCTCGAACGCGACCCGGGAAGTTGTACTTACCTTGTCGGCCTTCTGGCGGGGCGAGAACCACATACCCCGATCTTCTGCTATACCCGCCGACTTACCCTCGACCAGCGCGTCAAGGAGTCTTAGCTTAGAACCCTCATTTATAAATCGCGTCAGGTTCTTAGCTGCCTCGACGTCGGTGGATTTTATGAACCCTGCGCTAGCGTTGGTCTTATCAATGGCGGTCAGAATGCGCTTTACCTGGACCCCGTCACGCAAAGATTCCATCTCTCTGGGGGTTAGGTTGACCGACCCTACCAACTGATGTTTGTTATCCAATAACGCCAGACTGTCGCTGGGTAGGTCTTTTAACACCTCTCGTCCGACGGACTCTGAGGTTATAGAAGTCCGGTCCTTGGGGGGGAGTTTACGCACCTCTCGCTCTGTCACAGATACCGTACGCTTACGCAACCGGGGTTTAATCTTCACCGGGGTCTGAGACGAGTCCGTCCCGATGAAATGAGCGGACCCACCACTGGCTATCACGACGTGACCCTTGGGGGTTATCCCACTTCCATCGAGGAACTCGTCCAACGCTTTGGTTATAGCTAAGTCTGCGGAGGACGGACTCGATTCGCCAGAGGGGTGGTTGTGGCCGTAGTAGACCTGAGCCGCCCCAGGAACTGATGCAATCGAAGGCCCCACGACGTTGGGGGGAACGGACGCTCCCGAACGATCCCCTTTGGTTAGGTTCTGGATGTCTAGGATCCGACCGTCCTCTCCCAAGACCAATGCGTAGAAAACCTCTTGAGCCCCCTTACGGATCGAACTCAGGACATGAGCGGCCTCCTCAGGAGTGGTGACTTTCTCAACACCTACCTTTACGGTCTTTGTCGGGACGTGTTTGTAGTTTGCGAGGAATGTGTCTTCAACTCCTCTGCTCCCGTTTTGTACTCCGGTGGACTCGGGTGAGTCGACTGAGCCTTGGGTGGTTTGAAACTCCTGGTCCGAGGAGGGTTCCCCGACGTATAGCTTGGAATCTTCTCTGACATTACGAGTCCCCTTATAAGGTCTTATACTTAACCGACGAGCCGTATTCTTAGGATCCTTAACCCATTCTTTGAACGTCGCTTGGTCCATTTGGGTGATACTACCCAAACCCTTCCAACCCGCCTCATAGTTAGACAGGTAGGTGTCAACGGCCTCCTGTTCCGATTTTGCCCCGAGAATAACCTTATGTTCATCAAATTTCGTGGTTCCGGGGGTAACCTGATCCACAACAAATACCGGGGCATTAGCATCCGAGGCGTTGTCCGTGAGGAAGGCGTCGACGTGATCCTTATCGGCACCTACGGTACCTCGGATATAACCGTAATGGGCACCCAGCTTCTGAGACCACTTGACCCCGTCTTTATCCGTACCCTCGCGTAGTGAGCCCTTGGGGTTCTCAATACTCACCCCTAAGCCATTCAACGTGATCTTACCGACCTTATAGTTACCCGCCTCCTTCTGTGCTTCAGTGGGGGGGTTTAGGTCGTTTAGGTCAGACGTCGCTGCTTGGTTCGCCCGCTCGGCCAACTGCTCTGAGGAGAATTTAACCCCAGCATCAGCGGCCTGCTGTTCAGTTACAACGCCAGCCTTAGCCAGGGCATCGGCCATGGCCTTATTGATGGGGGCTTTGTCAACGGCACTCTCTGCCTGTAGATCGTCGATCCAACTGGCCTGAGCCTCCTGTCGGGTTTGCGCTGCCTCGGGTGGCTCCTTCTCGTTAATCGCCAACCGTTGACGCATATCAGCATCAGCCGCCAATTGACGAGCCGGTGCCAATTCACCCTCGGTCAACTCAGTAGGTGTCTGATCTATGACGTTTTGGTTACGCTCTTCCTGAGAGATCGGTAGGTTCTGCTTGGCGTCGTTGAATATGGACTCGACGACCCCTCGGTACGCATCCTCCTGACTGGTGGGCATCGTCTGCAGAGATACGTCACTGGCACCTATGATCGACTGTATGGCAGACAATTGATTGGCCTGCTGCTGACGCGCTCCGTGGAGAACCATACCAGCGTGTTGATCAGCCAGGGCAATCGCCTCGTCGACACTCTGCGCCTCGGACACGGGTTTCTGCAGAGCGCCAGTAGCACCACCGAGCACGCCGTCGCCCATGAAGCCGAGGATCCCAGACTCGCGACGTCTAACCCAGGCGTCTTCACCCCATGGGTCGTAGTTCGGGTCATGGAGGGCCTGGAGTTGGATGTTCATCTCCTCCTGGGACATCTCTGTCACAGACCCGACCGGGGCTTGCGTGAACAAACCCTTGACGAAGTTTCCAAGCCGTGATCCGGCACCGGACTTCATGATCCGATCGATCCCCATAGCTTCGGGTATCAGGTCCAGTGCTCCGTATATCGGTGCCCCTGCCGCCGCCATGTAAGGTGAACCCTCACCGTCGACAACCGTGTTGCTGTACAGATCGCCAAAGCCCGTGGACGTACCTGCCCCGAAGGCACCGGCCTTGGCACCGATCGATGCGCCGGCTCGTTTGATACTACCTTGGATGACTTGCTTCTTGGCTTCGTCCTTCAGGGTTCCGGCAGCGTATTCAGCGAAGTCCTTCTCTACCTGGGCTTTGAGTTTATCCTTACCGACGTCTTTGAGTTCGTGCTTCGCGTAGGCTTTGAGGGTTTCCTTCATCGCCTGCTTTGTAAGGAGGCCACCGAAGAACCCGGGGACTGTAGCGACGCCACCCGTTGTGGCCGCACCAATGACGCCGCCTGCTATGGCACTTAACGCTGACTCTGCAGCGTGCGGGGCAAGCGTACCCATACCGAACTGAGCGTAGTCAGCGAAGTCCTTAGCGAACTGGATGGGGTCCTTGTCGAAATCGGTTATGTCGTCCCAATTGGTAATGCGCCCCTGGCCATACTCTGCGGCCTTACGCTCGTGCTCCTTAGCGGCAGCCAACCCCTCCTTCAACATCTCAGGGTTTTTTATCATCTGGCCGAAGCCAGCCTTCCCATACTGCCACAACCCCTTCAGTCCTTCCAAGCCTGAGTTTGCGCCAGCTACAGTGTCTCCCATCTCTGGGTCTGCAACTGAGGGTTCTACGGCATCTATGGACCAGTCTCTTGACCACATGTCGGACGAATTTGAAGCAACAGGAGCGTCACCCTGGGGTGCGCTCCAATCTTGATCCCATAGGGACTTGCCCATTTAGTTACTCTCTAATCGTTTTATACGAGCCATAAGGGTGGCGTCGCCAACTTTATCGGCTACCTCCTTCATGCTCATAATTATATCAGACTTCTCTTGTGGGCTCATGTCGGAAGATAGTTGGTTCCAATTAGAAAGCACCTTCTTTACCCCGTCGACCCGCTCGTTTTGATCAGAGGCCATCCTCGACTGGTGAGACCCAAACACTCCGCCCCAAGAGAATTTATCAGACAATAGATCTTTGACCTTGTCATAGCCTAAACTAGACTTAGGTTCGTCTTTTGATTGGATTGGAGATTCGTCTTTTGTGGGCAGTTCCGTGGGTTCATCCCAAGTTAGCCCAGACGCGTCGTACCCTTTGGATGCGGCCTCTGCTATGAAGTCCTCTTGTGTACCATTAGGGTTGGCCTTACGCCAAGCGTCGATCAGTTCCGGCCTTGCCTGACGTAGTGTAACCTGATCCCCACCACCTGTTATGGACTTCATAAATTCTGGGAAAGTTTGGGTAGGTTCACCCTTCTCTGACGCCGCCTTGTTCTGAGACTCGAACGCTTTGAATAACTGAGGTGCTGTCAACTCAACGCCGCCAAAGTTGTACTTCTTGTCCGTCGGCTTTTTCGTTCCCGACTTCACGCCGGTTAGCAACCCATCCCTGTTTACCTGAGCCTGGGTGTAAGCATCAGAACTCCCTTTACGACGCTGTAGAACATTACCCTCAGCGTCGGTAATGGTTTCCATCCCGGCGTTCTCTTTGATCAACTTCTGCTCCATTGACCACGCGCTGTTGGGATCCGAGAGCTCCGCCTTACGGCGCTCTTGACCTTTGGAGTAGGCCTTATCCTCGGCCGCGATAGCGTATTCAGCCAGTCGCTTACGACGGGTTTCTTCGAGTTGGGAGTCCAACTGCTTACCCGCACGTTCGCTGATTCCAGACGCCGCGCTGGCCACACCTTTACCAAGGGCTCTCATCAGGCTACCCATCGGTTACACTCCTTGAGTCGGGGCCTGGGGCTGCGCCTGGGCGGTACCCGGGGCCTGTTGTCCTGCTGCTGCTCGTTCAGACGGGGTCATGATCTGACCATCCTCCAGAGCCCCCTCTTGGGACATCTGTTGGGCCAGTTGCTGGATGACGCTTTTCATCTGCTCTGGATCCGCCTGATCGGGGTGGTTCTTAGTCCACAGTCTCAGGATAGCTTCCAGTGACTGCAGCACAGAGTCTTTGTCGATGTCCGGCAGAACACCCCCCTCAGAGAGATCCTGCAACAAGGCCTCGAACACAGCCACGCCAACCTGGGCTGCCGTCTCTGCATCCAAGGGGCCACCTTGGTCCTTCTCCAGTCGGTCAAGCACCCCGTTAACAGCCATGGCCATAGCCTGGGGGAACCCGGCCTTGCCATGCTTCTGGAACATCTGAACCATCGCCTCGAAGTTATCACCATAGAGTAACTGGATCGCCCGTTTAACCAGGGCTTGTACATCACCACCCGAGCCTTGAGGTGCCTGAGCCTCAGGAGCTGGTGACCCCGGACCTTGAGGGTTCTGACCTTGGGCCTGTTGGCTCCTCGGCATTATGTCACTTAGCATGCCCATGATTATACCTCTTCCTTACTTGGGATGGTGTAGACGGCGTTCACTCGACTGTCGTAATTTGGTGAATTCATAGTTGAATAACCTGGAGTAAAGCCACTAAGTGCTGACTGTAACGACCCTGGTTGATACCCACCAGCGAAGACGCCCTGGTTGACGGAGTCGAGTCGTCCAGCCAAAGCATTAGGATCTACGGCCTGTTTGGCTGCCAGCTCTTGCTTCTGCCTCTCGATAAGGGTGAGTCTATCCTGGTCCCCTTGGGCTTCGATCATGTCGATCTTGTCAGGACTTAACGCGCCTGACACGAGGTCTCCCCCGATCTTAGCCAAAGTGGGGTGTTTGTCCAGCCAACCCGTCGCGTCTGACAACATGCCACCCGAGGCTGGGGCGGCGGCAGCCGCTACACTGGGAGCTGCAGCTCCCATCAGTGTCTGACTACCCATTGAAGCGATGCCCGATCCCGCGCCGGAGGATACGGTGTCCGTTATAGCACCACCCATCATGTTCACAGTTGACAGATCCGCCCCTCCAGTGACAGCACCCATCGTAAAGTCTGAAGCCCCACCCATAGCGTCTCCCACCAACCCCGCAGGGTCTACACCAACGGATGCAACTCCAGAGCTAGCACTAGCCGCCCCTAAACCTTCGAGAGGGTTACTCCAACTCATGGCTCCTGTGGCTGAGTCAAACCCGAAGCCTGCACCGACAAACCCGCCGGCCAATGCTCCCAGCAACTCTGAACCGGTTATCTTACCGACTATTTTACTAACCACCATACCTACGGCAGCTTTTGCTAAAAACGTTACCACCATGGGGGCCATATCATATCTCCTTAGAGTAAACCGTACCGATACGGCTGAATTCAGATAGTTTAATGAGTTTCTTGTACCTTGGGTTATTCGTAACTTCTGTTAGAGTGACGATGTCAGCACCGACACTCTTAGCCCAATCGTAGAACCTATTGATTAGAACGTTCGTCTCTCGACCCTCTAACACTAAGACGTCGGTGGCCACCCTAGCACCCCAAACGTTAACGTCAATTCCCCCGGCGAACAGCCCACGAGGTTTATCTTCATCGTCCACCGACACCTCGCAAAAGAACGCAGGCATTGCCACTGCCATGGCGAACGTCCGCCTCATGTGGTCGTCATCCAACGGGATGTCTTTAAACGGACTCCGTTGGTGGACGAGTGGGAGTAATGGGACCAGATGGTCGAAGTCGCTCATTTTAGCCCGTCGGATCATGCGCCGTACCCAACACCTTGGGTGTTACCACTGATCCCGGCCAAGAAGTTCAATCCGGAGCCCAGGTTGTCGATGATTACCTTGACCGCATTGGTGGACTGTGCGGTCGTCATTCCGGGATCCGCCAACACGTTTGATATTGACCTCAAGGCACCGTCGTACATCGATCCCATGGAGGTGTCCAAATTCTTTTGGATCTCGTAGTTTTGACTCAACGTCTCCAGCTCGACCGCATAGTCCTGTTGAATCGCTGCCAACTGGGTTCGGATGTTGGCGTCAAAGGTGGCGAATTGCTCTTTGGCCGCGACATCGGCTTCCATGGTCCCCAGGTTGCGATTGAAGTCCTGTTGGTTGATCTGCTCTTGCAACCCCGCTTGTTGTTGTGCTAGTTGCTGAGATGACGACAACTGAACGTTGGCGTTGGGGATTACGTTGAGAGCATCCGTGTTGGCCTTACTCACGTCCGTGGTGAGCTGCGCGTTCTGACCAAGGGCTGCGTTCGTAGCCTGCTGATTGGCTAGCTGGGATTGACCGTAGGTCTGTGCGTCTTGGGTAGCGATCGGCATGGCGGCATCAATAGCAGCAGCCTCTCCCGCTCCGGCGGACATAGAGCTGTTGAGTAGACCTCTGGCGTTACCCGTCTGAGCGGCACTTGTACGCGCTCGACCGATGTAGGGATTGCTCTTAGACAGCAACCCTTCAAGTTGCCCAGATACCGTGGACTTAGGATCGACGGTTATCTGATCGGCGGAATAGGTACTGGCGGACGCCTGATTGATATCAGACGCTCCCGGCATCGGCGTTAAAGTAGGGGCCTCTGCACCCGTTGCGTTGGGATTATACTCAGGTGGGTCAAGTAGTGACATAATAGTTACCCAGGTTAATATATGGACAGTGTACTATAAACATGGTAAGTAGCCTACTTATCTTCGGGCCTTTCTGCCCATTTATTAAACCCGTACCCCCCCAACACAGCCCCTGCTAACCAGTAGAAGTGTTCGGATAGGATATACCCGAAGAATAGACCCGCGCACCCCGTTAACGTAAACAACATAGATAGGATGAACTTCCGCTCTCTGAACTTATCGTCGGCCATTATTTACCCCTCGTGGGATACGATGTGTTGGCCTCGATCAACTTATCCAACTTGTCATTAACCTGATCCACCTTGGCGACAACCCTGTTTACTGCGGCCTTCACATTACGATTCTCCAACTCAACCAACTCCTTACTATGGATGATCCCAAGTGAATTGGCGTCGATCCTACGCTCCACGGTGTTGGCCCAGGTGAACAGGGCGAACGCCAAACCTAGAGTGGCCACCATGTGGCTTAGGTTTACCTTCTTGTCTAAATGCCAATGCCTTCTGTCTTCTATATCAGCCATCAACAGTGCCCTACGTCGAATTGATTCAGTAAGTGGTCACACATCCACCGCGCCACATCTCCCCTCCACCCGCCTTTCTTTTTCAGTCGCTGAAGTCGCGCTGTGAATAGCAATTCCCTAGGTAGGTCGGCGTAAATCACTGTACCTACCGTGAGGTTCAGGGCTACATCTAAAATGTACCCAATGAACAGTAAGACGTATGCTTGCGCTTTGGCAACCGGGTGTAGTGAATGCCGGACCTTCTTTAAGTTCATCAATGCCAGATAGAAAACCCATGTCAGGAGGAACAGCGTGTAACCGGATAAAAGTAGAAGTAGTATTTCCATTACGGCTCCACAAATAAAGGTAGTACCGCCACCACTTCGGTAGGTGACATCTCGTTGATTTGCCCAGCTTGCCATTGAGCCAAAAGGGTATAGCAAGTGTCCCAGCAGTTAGCTCGCCAGTTCCTAAACGCTATAGCTTCACCGTTAAACTTAACCACCGGAGAGCCTACATAAGTGACAGCAGTAAGAATGGAATCGTAGCCATAGGTTTTAGCTATGCTGTCTAGCTGGGACTGCACTGCGGATTTGATAGCTTCGAGTTTATCTGCGGTAGACAGGGTTACTACGGGATCAGAGAAAGAGAACCCATCCCATGTTTGCCCTACAACACCAAGCCCAGTAACGATAGTTTCCCCTCTACTTGATAATTCACCTGCATCAGGAGTGTAATCACAAGTAGCAATAACTACTCCATCTTTAATAATTGAAGGCATTATTTAACTCCTATGATGATGTAGTTTGCAGTGTGATTTTCCCAGCTACTCGGATCGCCAGCACGAAAAGCACGACAATTAACAGTGCGAGTACCATTCGCTGATACGTCTAACTCTAATAAGGTAAAGCCTGAACCATAACCTGTATTATTCATACTCACCATCCACTTGCACTGCCCTTCCGTGTAACCAGATGGGAGAGGAATGGTTCCGCCATGAGCGATGGTTCCCGCACCTATAGCTACCTGTGCGCCGCCGACTGCCTGCATCGTGGGCGCAGCGCCAGCACCATTGGACGTTAACACCTGCCCACTACTGCCCGTAGCAACAGCAGCAGGCGCACCGGTTGCATCAAAAGCAATCAGATTACCGGCTGTGCCGTGTGCTAGTTTTGCCAGTGTGACCGAGTCATCAGAGAGTCCCGTCGACGCAAGGGCGTCAATCGCTTGTTTAACTCTAATGGGGGACATGGATCGTAAGGCGGTTTCAGTACCCGCCTCCATCTCTGCTTGAGAGGCTGCCGTTTGTGCTGGCTCATAGGTTCCAGAGTGAGTGTGATTGCCCTCGGATACAGTACCAGCCGTGGTGCCGAAGCTCTTGTTGAACGCCGTACCCTTAGCCCCAATAGACGCCTCTTTCCCGTCCAACGCGGTCTGTTGTGCCGTGCTGACGGGCTTATCCGCGTCACTGGTGTTATCTACGTTACCCAGGCCGACGTGAGTCTTGGTTGTGTTGTGGGGATTCGACGTGCTACTTACATGGGCCTGAATGTTGGCGTTTGCCGCCTCATATACCCCGGTGTGGTTATGGTCTCCTGCAGCCACAGTACCGGCTGTGGTGCCCACCGATAGAATGGCAGCTCCACCCAGTCCCAAGTTGGTTCGTGCGGCTGACGCACTGGCCACATCACTCAGGTTGTTTGTCGACTTGACCATTGCCTGCTCTACATCGTAAAAGCCTTGCTCTATGGCCTCCACATCAGCGGCTTCGTATTCCTCGCCGTCGACTTTGGAGTTATTAAAAAAACTGTTTACTGGCATTATCTACGCCCTCTACCGGGTATGAATTCAAATAAGACACCGTCAACTTCCCACGCAGATCCGATGGCGTCGGAATAGAAGAAGAGGCTCACATAATCACCGTGTCCTGGCAGGTCGACCTGCCCTTCCAATATGTAAGCGGCTCCAAGAGTAAACGACCCAAGTAGACCTGACCCCAATTGAGAACCTAACCCGCCCACGGCAAGATCCGTAAATCCAACAGGGGGGATTATACCATCGGATCCGAATTTAAAGTCAGGTTTTACACGCAGTGCCACGGCCGCTGTCGCCTTGATGTCGAACACCGCTCTACGAAATCGCTTACGCTGACGGGGGGAACCGAGGTGGTTATAGGCAACCCGCATGTACGAAGTTATAGCGGCCCCGTCAAAGGTATCCCCTGACTCCATTTTGTACACGTAGCCGCTATCTGAACCAAACAGGATGAGTTCGTTTCCGCTACCATCCTCAGTAGATACAACCCGCTTAACTGGGTCAGGGAACACCACGCGGGTTACGCCTGCCAACTTAGATCCTCGGAATGTGAAGTATAACCCCGTGCCGTCGGAGAAAAATAAGCGGTATTGTGACTTTTCCCTGACGATACACGAGGCAGAAACGATACCCTTCTTACTTAACAGCAACTCTTGGATATCGTGACTGATCGTAGCGTCAGCAAAGTCACCGAAGTTCTGGGAGGTGTAGAAGTCTACAACCCCTCGATCATCCAGGTATTTGACCCGAGACCCCAACTGTTGGAGGGTTCCAGATATAGCACCGATCTTATTACCGTGCTCCACCAGGGCGGTGTTGGTCCAATCGGCGCTGGACGACCCCTGTAACAGGTTCGTTGAGTTACGCCCGAACACACCCAACACACCACCTGATAGTTGCATGAACCCTGTTACCCCATCCTCGACTGTCATCTCCGCCGCCCCTGTGATCGGGCTAAACGTGGTGGGCAACCCCAAACTGGAGTGCTGTACGGAATAGTCGAATGAGAGGAACAGATGCTTCTTGTGAGCGATGATGTGCTCAGGGGTATCGGTAGTCATGCCCGTAGTGATGTCGGTCCACGTCGTGGCGTCCCACTCGAACGCTTTATGAGTACCGGACGCCCCATACATCTTATAGGCTCCAGCAAAGTTATAGTTCACGAACTCATAATCACCATCGGGTGCCAGCCCGGTCTTCTTAGTGGTCCAACCTGACCCAACGGATTCGTGCATCTCGGCCGTGGCACCACCCACCGCGTTACGGAAGGCGTACACCTTGTTGTTGAAGTACCAAACCCCCAACAGTGCGCCTTCTCCTGGGACCTCGTTGGTATCAAACTTTTCGTACCCAGCGATGCGAGCATACCCACCCGACAGCTTCTGCTCAACGTTCTGAGACTGGATCAACTTTCCAGGATCCATCAATACGGCGGGGGTCTTTAAATCGAGGCCTCCTCCGAGTGGGTAGTATTTGGTCTTTACTGGCATTACCGGGGTCTCACTACCATGTCTTCTGGTAGATATCGCAACTTCAAGACGTCGGGCCAAAGGTCCCCGAACTTGAGTCGTGCGTCGTCCAGGGCTTCTCGGCTGGCTTCGTAACCGGCGTAGTCCATCAACGCCTTGTAGACGATGACCATGTGCAACTCTTCGGGCAACGTCGGGGTGTCGTCATTAGCTGCGAACCTTACCGGAACGTCGAACCCTATCGCCTGCACGGTGTAGACGTCGTTTGGGGTTGGGTACAGTCGGTACCCACCACGGGGTAGGATCGTAACAACCGACGGATAGTCCTCACTTACGGCATCCCAGTAAACGTCCTTGAACTCGTCATAGGGTACGTACTGCAGCGCACGTCTGGTCGACACCCCATCAGCCGTCAGGTAGATGGTGAAAGACTCGTTGTCGAACTTAGCGATGCCGGACGATGTCCGGTATTCATAATCTCGTGTCGAGGCCACGGTTACTTTGGAGAACTCACTCCACAAGAAGTCCCACTCACCCTGGAATTTAGACTGAATGTTGAGCCATGAGTCAGTGATCCATTGGACCACACGTCCGTACTCTCCGGTTTGGAGTGTGACATCAGCCGGACCGGTACCACTGATACCGGCCAGCCGACGCAACTCTACACAGAGTTCTAGGAATGTCACCCGTTTGACCTCAGGAAAGCCACTGCCTGATCACGGTCGACGTACTCACCACCCGCCTCTTTAACCTTCTGTTTCAGCTTCATGTGGTGCATGGTTTCGAGATCACCTCCTTGGCTTACACTGGGGTTGGTAGGGGGAGCCGGAGCTATCCCCTGGGGAATGGGTGGAGTTGGTGCAACATCGGGGGCCGGAGCTTCAACAGGCGCGTTGTCAGCAGCGGCTGCAATCTCTGCGGCCTTACGGGCCTTAGCCTCGTTGCTACGTCGGGTCAATCGCTCGATGTCTTCGGCGCTCGCTTCTTTGGTGACCGGGGCGTTATCAACCACGGTATCAGCTACTGCGGCTTTAGCCGCCGCTTCGAGTTCTTCCTGGGCCTTCAACTTCAGACGTGCGGCCTCAGCTTCCTGGTCAGCGCGAACCTCCAGCTCTGCCAACTTCTCGGCAGAGAAGCCTTCGAGGATAGGTTTCTTGTCCGGGGTAAACTCTACGCCGTCCTGAATGTATCTGGCGTTGTTAGGGGTTGTACCAGAGATAAGACCGTAAGGTCTGTCCAAGTTCAATCGAATAGTCATAGGGGTGCCTTGTAGTTAAGCCCTTCGTCAACGGGGCTGTTACCAGTTTTGAGTTCGGATTCACGGCTGCGATCTGCAGTACCATTACGGTTACCGCTTCCGACCTCATAGTCTTTACGATGGGAGTGGCCCTTCGGGATAACCTCGGGTTCTCCGTACGGGGTATATCGGATCGTCTTCATAGTTGTCTCCAGGGTGGAGGTGCGGGGAGCCGAAGCCCCCCGCTATTCAGATTAGCACTTGTCTTTGAAAGTACCACGATCCGATTTAATCGACTTGGTCTGCGCTACCGGGCGTTGAGACTTTTCATCGGTCTCTTGGCGCAGCTTTGCTTTCTCGTCGAATTTGGTCTGTTCAGTCAGACCCTTCTCGTTAACACTCATGATGGATCTCCTTAGTACCACTCAATGGTGACAAGAACATCGCCAGCACCAGCGGTACATTCACCATTGGTGGACACCTCAACTACGGTGTCGGCGGGGATGTCGTCATCCGTGCCACGGGTCATCCCGTTGGCAACGGCACCGGCGGACGAAACCGGAACGGACAGCGTTCCGAACGCATCCACGTCAGCCGTCAGGCCCACGTCAATGGTGTTAGCCGCAACGGTGACACCGGTAGTTACTACGTTACCGATGTCGATCAGACGACCGGACTTACCTGCAGGCCCTACGATGCGGCCAATGATAGCAGCGGTAGATAGGGTAGCCGCTGGAAAGCGGTACACTGCAGAGGTTGGGTTTGAATAACTCATTCTAAATCCTCCAGATTAAGCGGCAGATGCCCACTTGATGATTCGAGCATTAGCAGCGACGGTGTGAGCCAGACTGAAACCTTCCAGTGCGTACCACGCTACACCCTTGTCACGACCGAAGTCACCGGGGAGTTTACCACGAATCTCAGGCGGGATTGCGATGCCCTCGATCACGGTATCCTCTCCGAAGAAGAACGCTTCGTCGGACTTACCGTTGGACCAACCTTGGCTGGCGATAGCAGTCTGCTCGAAGAAACGAACCCCCTCGTATGACCGACCTACCTCACCATTGAGGATCATGCCGAAGCCCTGATCAACGTAGGAGTGAATTGCCTCAAGATCGTCCTTGAAGTCACGGAAGGTCTTAGGCCGACCGATGCAGCGGTAGTTACCATCTGAATAGGTTGGGATGTTCCGCTCTTTCATCTCGTCAGAGATCAGCTTGACGTGAACGTTGTTCATTGCCAAGTTGTTGGTTGCGGTAGCACTACCCCCGGTCTCCAGGGTGATTGCGGTCGCACTGGTACCCGATGCTGGCGTTACCACCAGAGGTGTAGCAGCGAACTGAGCACGCGCCTCGATCTCGAACGCCTTAGCAGCGTCGTTCTTCAGGGCCTTATTGATGATCTGCTTCACAGGATGCAAAGACAGGTCGTCGAGTAGACCGCTGTAAGGTACGGAGTTACCGAACTCGTAGATCTGACCAGATCCCTGGGCAACGGTGAACCCGGTCTCAGGCATACGCTGGTTCTCAGCCAGACGTCCACCTTGGGTACCTACATCACTGTAGATGTTCCAATGGAACGCATCGCCTGCGTGGAGCCCCTTGTCGGTCTGATCGTCAGCATCGCAGTGCTGAATGAATCGGGTCATAGGTTGAAGAGCATTACGGAGGGTACTGGACAGCTCGTCGCTGTACATATACCCGCCTGCGGTATTGGTATTCCAAACTTGTCCTGGCATGACAGGATCCTCTTAAATTGGGTTAGACTTCCAAACCACGAGCTTTTCGCATTCTGGCGATATACTCGGAGTTGGTCTCTGGTTTCGGCGCTGGCTTTGGTTGGGACTTACCAGATGACGCTCTCGGGGTCCGCAGGGCTCGTTTCTCGGCTTCGCGGTCTCTGGTTGGGGGTTGGTTCGTTGTAGCCGTTCCGTTGCGCCACTTGAGTACCCTGTCGCCTGCCTCGGTGAATATCTGTTCCGGGGTCCAACCTGGGTGTTCTCTTGCAACTACATCACTCTCGATGTCCGCCATTTGGAAGAGGCGTGGGTCGTTCATGATGTCGGAATACGTCTCAGCGAAACTCGCACCGGCCAACTCAAGGTCGCGTTGCTTCTGTTTCTGCTCTACGGTTTGGAGTGCGCCTTCTACGGCACGGTTGACGATTTGGTCTTGGTCGATCTGCGGGGTCGTGGGTGTGTTACTCAGACTCAACAGCTCGATAAGCGCCGCATCTGCAACCTTATCCTCACCATCCAACAATGCCTCGCGGTACTTACGCGCCGCTTCGGCTACTTTCGCTTGTTGGTCGCCGCTGTTGGGTAGACCTAGATTTCTCTCAGACTCGTCTCGGGGTTGAGATAGAGCCCTACTCTGTAACTCTTTGAGGCGTTGGGTCTCGGCTTTGATCCGAGCATCCTCCGCTTCGAGTCGTTTACGTTCGGCTGCCAGCTCCTGCAAACCTTCGTTCGCAGTTACCATTTTCTGGTAGTTCTCGACTCCGCCAGCGGCGTCGATCCGTGCTTGGTCAACCTGTCGTACTCGACCATTGATCTTGACTTCGATCAGTACGGGCTCTTTGGTAGCGGGTGGAGGGGTTACCTCGTCCTTACCGTCCTCGTCCTTGATGTCGTCAACATCGGTAGATTCAGTGTCCTGGGTCCCGGATCGACGCTGCTCGTATTTACGGGCAATTGCCTCTCTGGGATCGAGTGACTCTTCTGGTGTGGAAGATACATCAGAACCCCCCTCCTGTCCACCATCTTTTGACTCTAAGTCGTTGTAATACATCGAATCTTTTTCTCCGACCATAACCTTTTCTTTAACGAAGGTCTCGGTACGGGGTGATGTGTCACTGGTATCTTTACTCATTTGTAATACTCCTGCCGTCTTTCGATGGGCATCTTGGGTTGTGAGGCTTATCGGTCTACCGCCTCGGATTCTTGGATGTTTCTAGCAGCGACGCGACCCGAGTTAATAGCCTCGATCAACCACTGTTTAAACTTTATGCACACCTGGATTTCAGTACGGACGTCTGTGTTTGCCGTTATGTCGCTTGGGCTCAACCAGATCAGTTTTTCCGTCAGCTTCTCAATCTCCAGGTCGGCACGCTCAACAAGATAACGGCCTAGAGACGAGGCGAGGAAGCCCTCCGCCTCTATACCCAACTTAGCCGCATCCAGTTGCATCATTTCGTAATCTGGTTCACTCACTCTTCAAACTCCATAACGTTGGCACCACACTGGGTGCAGTAGATCATGCCCGGGGTGACCGCCATCAGACCGTTACCACAACACATACAGGTGAGATGTAGCTCATCTGAACGTTGCACCGGGTACATCGGTGTGGCGCGATGGGTGTGACACTGCGGACATTCCAACCACTCTGTACCTACCGGAGCCACACCCACCCACTCGTGGTCACAAACCAGACAGATCATAGTCCCTGAGAAATGGGGATCCGACCGGTACGCGTCTAGCGATACGACCTTATCCGTCATAACCCACGACCGTTGCCGGGTCCTACGGCGAACTCTCGCTCCGCCAGGAACCGCTCATTCTGACCGCGCTCTTTCATCGCCGACTCTCCTAACTTGGCTTTGATGTTCTCGATACTCAACTCTCGCTTACCGGCTAGTTCCATCACATCGCCGTCTCGCTCCATCTGAGCTAGAACATACTTCAACTTGCGCTCCTGGTCTTCGCTCTGCATCTTGGATTCGATCTTCATCTGCTCCAGCTCGGCTTTCATCTGTTCACGCTGCTGCGCCGCCTCGGCTTTGAACTTCTCCAGTTCCATACGAGGATCAACCTGGGGCTGTGGTGGGTTGTTCGGGTCAGCAGGTGGGAAGAACCGCTCTGTGCTACGGAAGCCCATAGCACCGAAGATCTCCTTAACGACGGCCTCCGCACCCTTCTCACCCATGCGGCCGCGCATCTCTGGGACGATGTTGAACACCGCGCCCATACCGTTGACGATGCGCTGTATCCTCTGGTTGGGGTTGGTGGAACCGAAGCCCACGTCAACCTCAACCGTCATGGAACCCATCAACAACCGATCCGTGATTCGATCCATGCCGTAACGCTGCCACAATCCAACCTTATTCGACACGACGGACAGGATGGCCTCGTCGCTTTCATAATACTGCTCCAGTTTTATGACCTGCTTAAGAACCGGCTCAACCCAAGTGGTCACCCAGGTCCGAAGGTCAAACTCCGTCAACTCATCGGAATTACCAGAGAGTAATTCCATACCGCCCACGGTTTCATTCAACTGTCGATTTGAACCAACCGAGCTGTTGGAGAAACTACCCGCGATCTCATCGAAGTCCATGTTAACCCGGTCCTGCTCCTGGTAACTGGATCCTGTAACCTCGGGCATAGTCTCTGACTTCACGTCAGCCAAGTCATCCATCAACGTAACAGAGCCCGGAACGTTGCGACTCAATGACCGGAAATCGATTGACGATCCCCGTTTAGCGAAGTAACGACGGTTCAGCACCAACATCACGTTGTCACGTCGCTGGTTGTTGATGTCGTTCGCTTCCTGCTGCAGTGGTGCGCTCAGACCCGAAAGAGACTCGGGGTAGTTCTTATGTGACTCGATGTTTGACACACCCAGCACATAAGGACGTTCACCAGGGGCAAGCCACGGGTATTCGACCTCCAGGGGAACGGGATCCGATAGTCTGAAGTGAACGCCCAAGGTGTAGTAAACCCAGTCTCGGCCGTTCTTATGGATGATGTTTCGATGCACCCACACGGTATCGAAGTCTGTAAAGCTGTGCTGCACGTCATTCGCATCCTGGCGACCCTTGGATCGTTGGGATCTCAGGCTGTCGTAATCCGTCGTGAGGCCCTGCTGTAGAGCGGCATCATCCACCTCGAACCAAGGTACGGGGTTCTTCAGGTCCGCTACGCCGCGCTCTTTAACCTCGCCAATTTCCATGGGCATCTGGTCAATGATGTACGGCGAGGTGCCCAACGGATCATCCCAGTCCGCCGATGGGGAGAACCTGATATTCTCAACCGGGCGTAACTCGATGCGCGGGGTATCCTTGACCCGGGTGTACCGTTCGTTATAGACCGGCTCGCCCATCTCATCCATGACGTAGCCACCTTGATCATCCATAGCGGGCTCTTTGTCGGTGATCTCGGTGTAATCCCAACATTGGTGGCTGATACACACCCCGGCGACATTGGCATCCTGGAACGCACCGATAGCAATCTTGTACCAGGGTACCGTGTTCTCAAGCCTGTACTGCAGCAGTTCCTGACAGATCTCAGCACTCAGCACCTGGGCTTCGTCGCCGTCGTTCTCTGCAGATACCGTCACAACGTCAGAGGTCGAGAACAGGGCTTTTGCCGCCGAGGCGTCCCGCTTTCTCAACACGGACCGAGTCTTTGGACGGAAACCCCGAGCCCTGAACTTATAGGCGTCTGAAAAGTATTTCGACCCTGGGGCATGGGTGTTGTTGAAATGGGCAATATTCCGCTCTATGGACTTACGAACAGACGCGTCGAACCAACTGTCTGACGTCTCAAACGCAGAACGCGCAATATCCAACCAATCATCCTTTTCTGAATCGATCTGGGACTGGGGGGTGGTGTGTCCCGGATCTCGCTTATTGTCACCGGCTGTGTACATCGTCATAGGGTTATACCTCGTGGATCGCTTCACCAAGAGCATTCCGTCTCAGGTTGCTCAATTGATCCCGCATATCCAGACCTCGTTGTCTGGCGATGTTGTAACGCTCCAGGAGTTCGCCACCGAATCTGACCACGTTCTTAAAGTCCGGGTCGATTTTATTGATGTGCATCACAAAGCCCATACGCCCCGACAATGCAAGGTTTCTGACCTGTATGATCCCGCCTTTCGAGTCAATGTCGATAACCCATGCGCCACTCATGTGCGGGTAGTGGCGGTTTAAGGTGTCGAGTAGATTCTTACGTAATAACGACTCGGTTGGTGTCTCCGGGGTGATGATTAGATCACTCTGCATCGTAGACCCCCGACTTGTCGTCTTCTTTAAACTTTCGGCCATTCGAGAACTCGTAAGCATCACGAGTCGGCTCTGGCTTCTGGGTCGTGTAGACCAATGTGCGCCAGTCTATCGTCTTTGTGGTCGTATTTACAGGGATATCAGCCATTTAGTAGTCCTCCACCAACTCTGGCACCAAATCGGCGCGGTTATAATCGATTTTCGTCATGGGCGTGATCTGAGCAAATGTAAGCGCCAAGGCATCAGCGCAGTCTGGGGAATGCAGTCCGCGCTTCTTCATGTCTTCCTTACGCTCCATTTGGATCCGCTGCTTGGTATCGAAGAAATACTCGATGCCGGTCAGATCATCTCGTAGCTCTGCATCCTCGGGGATGTCAGCCCCCACGAGCCACTCCCGCATTCTCATCCACATCTCGGCGCGTTTATTGAACGCCGTGTCTTTATTCTCAACATCGGGGTTTGAACCAGAAAGCACCTCAACGCAAGGAAATCCCAGCTGGCGCAACCGGTCCACCACCCCGGCGCCCAGGCCCACACCATCGACGAACGTAACATCGATGTTGTTTTTGACGATTTCCTCGGCTACTCGAGCCGCGACCTGCATGGTGTCGAGACCTCGTAACTTTATCAAAGGTTCGACTTTCCTACCCTGGCGGCGACAAATCACGGTTTGATCGGATCCAAATCGCGCTACGTCCACACCTAACAGCTTTGGCGTACCATGAGTCACGTCGATTTCACGTAGCGTCGCCTTTTCGACCACTTCCGTGCTGATAAACTGGGTATCGCCCACCCTGGGGAACTCTCCCTTAACACGAACGCGGACGAAATCCGAGTCCTCGCCCCACGCATCGACGTCCTTTTGAATCGACTCTTTATTCGGCATCCTACAGCTTCGGGAGTCTACTTGCCGGGTGTGCCACTGATCACGGAACTTACCCCAACACTCCTTGAACCGCCCGGTGTTCTTGGTGGGGTTACCGAACACGAACCACATGGCCCTGGGATCGTTCACACCACTCGATACTTCCCAGATAACGTCGGGTATTGCCGATGCCTCGTCATAGATAACCAAGGAATGGGCACCATGTTGACCGGCGAACGCCTCGGAGTTGTGCTCACTATTCGCAATGGGTGACACGGCCCAGGTCTCGGGGTGGTCTTTATGAAAGAACTTCTTGGCCGTCCACTCGAACCAGTGGGAATTGATGGCTCGTTTATGCCACAACGCCAGCTCTCGCCATGTCTTGGTGTTGAGCTGGGGGAATGTATTCGCCGTGACTACACCATTGAGGTGCGGACGGGTACTCATTGCCCATAATATGATCCAGGCTACTTCGGTCGATTTTCCAATACCATGACCTGACGCCGTGGCATCCATGATCCTACCCAGGGGGTTGGTGAGTATCTGATCCTCAATGTAGAGGTGCTGAGAGATCTGCCATTCGTCTGGCCCTTCGTGATCTTCAAGCGGTCCGCCGGGTACTCCCCACGGAAAGGCGTACATCACATAACCGAAGATATCGGCGTAAAAGCCCGAAATATCGTGCAGCAGCTCGGATTCCTGGGTACTCGTTAAGGGTGAGCCCTTCACTTTTCACGCTCGACACGTTTTCGCGCCGCTTCGAGGACATCAACGAAATCAACATTCACCTCGTGGATCTGGGTGTTGTCATACGCCTTCACCAATTTATTCTTAGCCAGGAGGTCGAGAGCCCGAGCCGCGCCAGTCGAATCAAACGAGAATGTCACTTCTCGTATATAGACTTTGTTTCCGTCTTCATCTACTTCGATCTCACCATCAGGACCCAGGGACGGATGATCTTCAATACTCGGTTTGAGCTCCTGCATACACCGTTGATGAAGTTTCGCGGACTGCCGCAGTACATACTCCGCATCGATTTGCGCCTTATCGGTGATGATCGCTTGACGACGCTTCAATTCTTCTTTGAATTGCGGTTTGGATGCCGCTCGGTAGCACGTCATGAGGGGAAACCCAGTACGACGTGACGCCTCAGCGACGCTATACCCCTGCAGCATCTCATCCATAACAATCTGATCTTTAACGCTTAACTCTTTCTTAGCCACGACCCGCTCCGGTTGCAAGAATTGTAACGTTTCGTTCAATAGTTGCCAAAGTCAACAATGTAACGTTTCGTTCAATAGTTGCCAAAGTCAACAATGTAACGTTTCGTTATAATAGCACCATTACAGATCTGAGTATTACCACGGTCAAGTATCCTGCTATACACTTGCTGTATACGAGCGTTATAACGTAACACTTTTAGGCAATAAAAAACCCGCAATTATGCGGGTTTAGGTTTGGATTTTTGCACTATGGGTCTTTGATTCACTTCATATTGCTCACCTGTCTGGTCGGTTAGTTGATGGGCTACCTTCGGAGTAGTGACATCACACTACCCTCGTACTCGGGGTGCTGTCAATCGGCGGTTAAGCGCTTTCAAGAATAGGTGAGGAGCACACCGGGCAGGGCACTACTGCCACCCATGCGTCACCATTCCATATGGCCCGTTTCTCATCAACACCCATATCGCGGTCATAAAGCTCAGTCGGGAATTGTAGCTTGTCCTTATCCAGAACAACCCCGCACCCATTACAACTCTTTAAGTTCATTGGTATATCTCCGGTTGTTTAAGTCGATCATCGAGTAAAGATTCGGTGTTGTCCGGCAACAGTCGAGTCGGTTACTTCACGCAGCTCACCGAGTTCCACCATTCGGTCAACACAGGCCATCAAATGCCAAGTACACCCCGTCAGGGGGCTTATGGCCTCTTGTAATCTAACCGCACCCGCCTGATCCAACAGCTTATTCACATGATCACGGATAGCTAAGAACCGCCTCTGACCCTGGTCAGTGAATATCGTCACCTTCTCATCCTGGTATTTGTACATCTCAGACCCCAAAATCGCCGTTTTCAGGCGTTGTGTGCAACAAGGTAACCACTTTCTGCTCCAGGTCGACGATACGAGCGTACAAGTCCACCAGGATCGACGCAGCAGTACCATTACGGAACGTCTGTTCCATCAACATAATCTCCTCGAACGTATCATCGTCGAGCGTCTCGACTTGAGCGAAATGCTTATCTAACCGAGTCATTACGTCAGCAAGGGCTCCCTCTCTGTCGCCCCCTTTATAATCTGGACCCGAATAGAACGCACGGGCCTCGTCATAGGTATGTTGCCGTCTCATGAGGAATCGCTCCCGGTCACTCAAGGTCGTCGTCACGTCTTCTCTCAAACTGTCTGTCCCGTTCATCTTATTCACCCCTTCGTTAACTAAAAACATTCGAGCCTATAGTCTACACCGCCGTATTACAAAACGCAATACACCATCTCAACTAACTTGACCCGTATACTCGTTTCGCAATATGTCACCATTTCACTACGGTTACACCTAAACGTAACCCGTCAACCCCTGTCAACCTCTCTAAGTCTTTGAAACCTTTACTATTATACTAACCTACTACAGTAGTTACAGTAGTATAGTAATATTAATAGTATGAATAATAGGATATATCTTTTAAAGGTATATAGTCTCCACAGAGGTGTAAACCCTCCCACCACCTGTAACCGGGCTCTAAGTCATTGATTTTTAACACAACTTTAGGTTACACCCCCTAAATAAAGCGTGTCGTGAAACGACGTTATTTTTTAAAAATCAATGACTTACCTACCCCTAAAATAGTTACGTTAGTTCATACCGAAGCCCTCAAAACGAGAGACGAATTTAAATCCCCAACCCAGAACGCGAAACGATGTAACGAAAACACGACGTGACGTCAAACCGTGACATGACCGTGACGTCAAACCACGACGTTGACTCCCCTACACCAAATGAATACACTATATAATATGACTCATAACCCATGGTATAAAGTAATGAACCCCGTAATTCCCCCTCCGATCGCTCCCCGTTCTATTGATCCCATGCCTCCGGGGCGCTATAGAACAGGCCAAGACACGAGGCAAAAACCTAAGAATGTGTCTGTCCGATTGACGCGTTCCGTCATCACAAAAGCTACTAAAATCGGCCAGGGTGATCTACAGGTGGGTCTCCGCCGAGCCGTCCACGTCCTGGGCCTCGACACCTACCCACCCCCTGTGATCTTTGATGCCGAGGCCCTGAGACGCCAGGACGATATCGACCCAGAGCCCATGGTGAAGAGCCCCTTTAACGTCACCTTGACCCAGGTACTCTATAAACAGGCCATGAGCCTGGGCTATCGTAACGTGGCAAGAGGCCTGCGGATTGCCGTGCGCCTGTTCCCCCAGGCCGTCATCGACGCCGAGGTGGGTACCGTGTACACCCCAGAGCCACCACCACCGCCTCGGAAAGTAACCACGGCCAGCCTCACTAACGCGGAGCTGAACACCGCGATGCGCCTGGGTGAGATCCCTGGAGCCCGTACCCCTACAGGTAAGCCGATGGCCTCAGCCAGTCGCGGGGTGCGTTACGTGATCGATCGACTGATCGAGACCCCCCTGGATCCCAGGAAGCAGATCGACGTGGAGAAACAACCCGACTACCGGTTAACGGCCAAGGAGTCGATACGCCTGAGCCAGGAGCAGTATGACTACGTTGAGAGGATCGGCGGTGGAAACGTGGCCCGAGGGATCCGCTACGCCCTGAGAGTGGGGGGGCAGTTCAAATAAAATGTATTACAAACTTGTTGACAATGTAATACGATTGGAGTAGATTAAACTTACATTAACAAAAACGAGGACGTCGAGATGAAACTTTCAGACTACGAAAACCGATTCCTACCTAATGAGGTATCAACGAACCTCCGCAGCGTTGGAGATCTCACAGCGTTCGTCGAAGGCCTGGGTGATGTCGTCATAGCAACGAAGACCACGGATGTTTACCAGAGGGTATGCACCCAGTCAGGTTTTACGGTTTATGCTAATGGCTACGTCCATAGGAGCTAAAATCATGAAAATCGAATACAACACCAGCGTATACACATCTGCAGGCTGGCGTCCTGTAACCATCACGGCAGCCGCGCATCACAGATCCCCTAAAATGCTGATCGTGGATGATGTGTTGCTGATAGACGGCGAAGAGCCTACCGGCTACACGTCTCGAACGGGAGCCAAGCGCCAACGCTATCACGCCGCAGGCATCCGTCAACGTGAGATCGGCACAGTCAAGAGACTATCAAGCGTATATGTGGAGAAGTCCTAATGTTATACCGAGCATGGATTAATCAACCGTCAACGCATCAAAAATATCACGATCGGCACGGTGTTAATGTTCTTGCAGAAGTGATAGGAACAAATGGAATGGTCTGCGTTTATTTCACCGATGGGCCTGTGATCAGTCAAATGATTCATCGTTCCGCACTATCAAAAGGTTGGAGGTGAGCACTCATGACACACAGTACCGATGAATCGTTGTTTGCCAGTTTGTGGTTTAAATGTGGAACCGCACCTGAACACGCCCAAGGGTCAACCCTCTGGGACGAACAGGAGCGACTTCGTTACATAGCGGAGTATATGAAGGCCCCAATCATAAAATCGAATACTAAGGCGATAACTATGTCGAATAAGAGCCACGCCGGACAGGATATGCGACGCCAAGCTGCAGAGCGTACCCTCAGCCGTATGAGCCAACTTAACATTTATTGTAGGATTTCTGAGAGGGTGATACTCGACAGGGGTGCCAAGTTGGAGAAGGCGCTCCTGTACCTCACACTGAGCCTAGCTCTCAACGTATTCTTGCTTATCGCGTTGGTAGTCTTGTAATACAACCTTTAACAAAAACGAGGAACGAGTCATGAACCTACATCCACAAGCACACCACGCAGTTCGAGCCGCAAAGAATGTTAAATCATGGGGGCGGTTCGCCGCTCGACGCTACTGCGAACGCCGTGGCGTACCCCTAGGGCTTTATCGTCTGGCTCGCCAGTTGGAAGCACTACGTTATCTGAGACAAGCGGGGTGATGATATGAGAGTGAAGACTTCAGAGTTAACAGGTAGGGCGCTCGACTGGGCAGTGGCTACGTGTGAGGGCAGAGCGCCGTTGTATGACATGCACAGCCATGGTCGCATATGGCGCGGTTGGTGGTTAAGTAAGGGGGGCGAATATGAAGAGTTACCTTACTACTCTACAGATTGGGCACAAGGAGGCCCAATCATTGAGCGGGAGAAGCTGTGTATTGGATATCGATACCAATGCGATCCTGCGTATTGCAACCTACTTGACCGAGACATAATATGTTGGGCGCGAACAACTGCAGGCGGTTACTTAAAATATGGCCCCACACCCCTGATCGCTGCTATGCGCTGTTACGTGACCCGTAAACTAGGTGATGAAGTGGATGTACCAGAGGAACTAATTAAATGACCATCGAAAAAATCAACGCCTTTAAGACTTCCGACGGTGAAATCTTCCAAGAAAAAAAGGCCGCGAATGCGCACCAAGCCAAACTGGACCTCGATGGCTGGTACGACAACAACAAACTTTACGGTAACACAGCCTACTCATATGTTCATTTTGAAGACTTAATTAAATGGCTAGAAGAAAACCGTACCGAGGTGTTACAGATTCTAAAGGAGTGGTAGCTTATGGGCGACAATCCACTAGCGCCTAATCTTGTCAACATTCTTGATTACTGAAGGAGAATAAGATGCCGCGCAACGACAAGCCGACAGGCCGGGAGATGCTGATCGTATGGTCAGCCGCTATTACGATCAGTCTACTCAGTTGGTGGGCTGTCTGGGAGATACTGAAGTGAGGTATATAAAAACCGATTGTATAAGTGAGTCAACGATCACCCCTGGGAAGGTGTACAACGCCACCCCATCTCTCTATCGCATGGTGCGTATAACTAACGACGCGGGGGAGGAGATCGTGGTCACCATAGGGGTTCCTTGTCACCATCTGAACGACAACGGGATCTTTTTAGAATGTGATGAACGTGGTAATTTGAAGAGGGTACCGAGATGACTATTGAATTCCAAAAAGGTGACAAAGTACACAGCGACACTTTTGGCGAGGGCGAAGTGGTTGAGTTCAAAAACGGGGACGTTATGAGGGTGCGGTTCTTCGGTGCCCTGCGTGACGAAGAGTTCACCAAGTATGGTCAGTTCCGTAACGGCTTACCCGTCTCCCTGAAACTGGTTGAACGGACCAAGCCAGAGTGGGTGCCCAAGACCGGAGAGTTGGTATTGGTTCGAGACAATGAGTACTCCCGTTGGGTACCACGTAAATATCGCCATTATGAGAACCACGACAGTTGTCCACATAAAACCATAGGGGGTGAGCGTTGGAACCAATGCAAGCCCCACCCGACTCACCTTAACTGGGTGCCTTGGAAAGAGGGGGATTCGATACCCGAGGGTAGGGCTTTAATAAAGTATAAAAATGGGACAATCACGTGGTGGGGGTACGGTATGGTATCCCGTGGTATAGTTGCCTACTGTCTGTTGGATGAACAGCCATGAAAACCGCCGCCTATTACCAAGCGTACATCAGTACCCTGACGCCCGATCAACGGGCCGTGTGGAATGAGGCGATTAAAGCGGCAGAGGTGGTGCTTAACGACGCCACGGCTGCAACATGGGATCATCAACCCATCGTAAAGGTGGAGAAGGCGATCCGATCCGGGCTACTGAGACTGAGGGCACCCGTCCATGGCATACAACTACCGATGCAGCATCCGGCGGACGTGCGGGGCCAGGAAGACCCTGAAGCGACCGATTGAGCAGTACGTCCGCCGACCCCACTGTCCTTGTTGCAAGCGGGATACGTTAAAGTCGGTAGACGAGAAGGAGAAGGGTCGGAACAAGCGGAGGGCGTGCCGATGTGATGGACTTCCGTTCCCTCACGCCCGAGGGAGTAGCCCCTGGTGTACCCACCACCCCACAGGCCCCACGGAGGCCGATTTTAAGGAAAGGCACGGGTCGTATTAATGCAGATTCTGAATGACTTACCAAGAGACCACCCCGATAGAAACAGACCCTTATTGGGAGGGTGGTATCGGTGGAGAGAAGCCAAACTGTGGAAGGAGATCAAACCCACGTTCCTCATATCGAGGGTTACATTCAACGACCTGGGGACTACGTGGACCGACTTTGATGTTTTTACTTTTGAGGAACCGATATGAAAAGTTTTAAAGATTTACCCTGGACAGAGCAGGTAGAATTACTTGAGACCATGCTGAATCACACTACGAGGGTAGAGGTGTGGAACGGTTCGGAGTGGACCCCAACGAATGGATGGGCGCTATCCTTTAACGGAAAGTACCGTATCAAACCCACACCCATCACCCTGGACTGGAGTGTACTGCACGAGGATATACGGTGGGTTGCTCGGGATAGGGACGGAAGCGTGTGGGCGTACAGGGGGACTGAGCCTCCTGTAGCCTCTGAGAGTCATCGTAGACACAATCTCAAACTCGGGTATATGGTACGTATAAGCGGACTCCTCGCCAACTTGGACAAGGGTACAGTACCCTGGGAGGAGTCCCTCATAGAGAGACCCCAGGACTAACTAACCCCACCCCCGAAGAACCCGGCTCAATGGCCGGGTTTATTTTATAGCGGACTCCAGTTAATCTCAGGGGTCATGCTAATACGAAGCTCAAACCGTCTGATCTCCCCTGTGTTGTGATCTTTTATAGACAGGTCCCCGTAATATTCGCCTTGTACACCAACCACACCCATGAACCTAAACGCGGTAAACTCCTTAGCCTCGTCCCAGTCGGCGGCGAAGAAGACATCCTCGTCATCCGTTAACTCTTCGTCCCACCATGAATACATCTTATTCCCACTCATAACAGCACCGGCACCTTCCAGACTCGCTGGGTCTTACCGCCCACCTTCTTTGGAACAGCCCGACGGTTGCCCGTCAGTCGTACCAGGGCGTTGCGTAGGTCAGGATGATCCCGCCCACTGTTCAATTTCAAGTCAAGCATTTTAGCCACCTCGGTTAATGTCATGTCGCACCGGTCAGGGTTGTCCCAGTTAAACTTGTCCAGGAGCATCTGTTCAATACCACTAACCTCGCGGAAATTCTCATTGTGTTGTTCCAGTTTTGTCAACTCATCACGGGTTAACCACCACTGGTCACCCCGGTAGTACATGGCCTCGACCTCTTTCCAGACCTGCAGCATCTCGCCCTGCTCTTTCATGATCCGTATGGTATCCAGGTCGATGTCGTCCACTTCGATTGGCCAGAATCGGCTGTTACCAGTCTGGTCTTTAAGGAATTCGATATGGTTAACCGTACCGGCATAGATGGTACGCCGTGTGAAGGTGCTCTCAGACGGCGCATAGGGGAGTCGAATGGTGTCGTTCTCACGGCTCAGGTAGGCCTTCAGATGAGCCAACTCCGACCGGTTAAAGGTACCGTCCAACTCGCCCAACTCGACGATGTAATAACTGATAGCCTCCTTGATGGAGTCCTTGTTATTCAGGTCGAGGTGCTTACCCTCGCCGAACAACCCGTCAGGGGTCAGATACTTTAGCCATGAGGTTTTACCCTTGGCCTGGGCGCCCGTGAAGATGAACACACCACGGGGCGGGATGTTGCCGTACCCGCGCAACACCGCGATACCGGACAGCATCCACTTGGTGACGTAGGTATTCCGCTCCTCCTGGTGTGGGGTCTTGATCGTGTCGAGCATTCGCTGCAGTCGAGGCACCCCGTCCCATTGGACGGAGTCCAGCAGTCTCACCATTGGGTGGTAGCTGTTACGTCGGGCTATAGTGTTGAGGTGTTCGCCCATTCGTTGGTGGGGCATACCATACTGGACAGCGAAGTCCCGCATGGTGGATAGTTGTTGGTTGATTCGATCCTCGTTATCCCATACCCCTCCTGGGGTGAACACCTCAATGCTGTGCTTCATCAAATTGTGCTGAATGTGGATACCGTGAGTGTTGCATATTGCTACGACGTTATCGACGTGATCCCGAGGTGCGCCACTCTCGTTTACGAAGGGGAAATCCGGGTACCCCAACTCCGCGCCTTGGGCATTCTGGGTTCTGAGATTGCGCTTGGCCTCTTTTGCTGCCTGGGCGAGAGCGGACTTGGTCAAGGCTCCTCGTTGACAGAGGATGTCGGCGATGCGAGCACCGAAGATCGCGTTAACCTTCAACGCTGCCATGTAGATGTTAATGATGTCGTCGTCGTCACCGGGTCGTATGTTGTCCGCCAGTCGTTCAAGCCGCTCGTTCTCAGACTCAGCCGGTATCAACCGCTGAGGGTTCACAGCAGCCTCCCCCTCGGGAGATTCCGGTTGTCCTGGAGTAGGGATGCCGGAGAAGGCTTCCGCTGGCGTAGGCGGCGGTGGGGGCGGGAGGGACTCTCTGGCCTTCAGGCAGGTATACTCCCAGATCCACTCCAAGGCATCGCCCCGGGGCCTGTGTTCTACCGCCACATCCATCGCGTAGCTGGACTCCAAGTAGGCCAGCACCTCGGAGTCATTAAAGCCCATCCGGTACAAGGCACCGGCCGCACCGAGCATCGCAGAACTGCGGTCACCGTCAAATCGGTTGTCAACCTCTCCCGTCTGAAGAAACTGGAGATGGCGTTGAGGTAGGGCGGTGTCAATGAGAGGTTTTAAGTTGTCGATGTCGGCGGGTTCAGGCATGTCTAGGTTTGTGCGAACCTTAGATTCCTGAGACCATCGAGTGTACTGATCAGCATGGGCGTTTGATATCTGAGGTACACCACCCTGGATCCACTGATAGTACCCCTCTTCTGAATCATTGGACTTCTCGGTCCACGAAGGGGCCATGACGATGTAACCATTGTCGGTTCGCATGTCGACGCCGCCGAACTCACCTTTGTGGGTAAAGTTTATCAGGTCGGGCACCCACTCATGGATGACGTGGTATCCACCGGAGGGGGTTTGTTGTAGGGGTGAGGTTACGGGTCCGGGCGCTATATGTTGGTAGGATTGCCACCCGTCTTGACCCTTCTTCATATCGAGGTCCGCTGCTATGATCTGACCGGAGTCGAACCCCATAGCCCCGGCGATGTTGGCCTCTGGTAGATTTGTCCACCACTCTTTGATCTGAGCCCGGTCAGTGGTGGCGTGGTCTTTCCAACTACCCTTGAGTAAGGGTCGTTTTGTCTTAGGTGCTAGAGGAAACACCTTTATTCCCAGACTGGCGTATAGCAGTGCGGCATCCAACTTACTCAAGTGGTTAGCCAGGGCCACCGATCCCCACAGTGTTGCGTTATCAGTCATTAGGTTTGCTCGATTTTAGTACAGCCCACAAAACCCCGGTACGGGGTGATGTATTGATTAGTATTTGATTTACTTAGTTATTATTTTTCTGGGCTCTACGCTTCTGGGTGCGTTTGCGACGAATGTGCTCCTTTTTGAGCATGTGGACTATCCACTCCGATAGGGAGTTGTACCCGTCCGACGCGGCCATCTCGATAGCATCTAGTTTAGTGAAGGTGTCGATCCTCATGGTAATCATGTCGTTTTTTACGTGCGTCTTCATGCAAACCTCAAAGTTTCGGGAATTGTAAGACAAGGATACGTATTACACGGGGATTTTGCAAGTGGTAAGTTAACCGTTGTGTATTTGGGTATCTATGGTATAGTGAGGGCTCGTATTTAGACAGCAGTTTAGATTCTCCGTTTGTTCCTAGATGTAAGTGAGACCTTTTCCCCCGGTTCGCTCCCCAGCTCCGGGGGCTTTTTTGTGTTGACTTGTATGACTTTGTGTATTACAGTTCAGTCACAAGCCCTGACGGAGATTAATATGAAATTTGTAACTGACCTTTCTGAACTGGAAGGCAAAACAGTGGCTAAAGCTACTTCGGTGGACACTAACGAATCCCTTGTGCTGTTTTTCACCGACGGCACTTGCGCCTACTTTGATGTGGAGTTTTACGGAGATTCGCACGACCTCGTGCTTGCCGATGACGCCGAGGACTACATAAAGCGAGATGCTGGAATTATCTCGGTTGATGAGTACGAGCAGAAGCAGGCCAAAATAAAGGCAAAACGAGCGCAGCAGGCCGAACAGCGAGAGCGCGAAGAACTTGCCCGATTGAAGGAAAAGTACGGGGCATAACGCTGGCATAAAAGGTGGCAGCACTTAACTTAAATAACAACCACACCGGAACGGCATCCTTTTGATGCCCTGGTTATGTGAGGAGAGGAGCTTATGAAGACTGAGGACCAGATCAACGCAGAAATTGGGTTTCAGGAAGGCGAGTACGACAGGATTGACAGAATCATTAACGAAGAACCTGAAATGACCGAGGTAAAGAAGGATGAATACCGACGCATTCAAGGCCGGCACGCAGCACGGAGGCAAGCGCTGAAATGGGTGCTTGGAGAGGACACATAACGACCACGACAGCCGCCACAACAACGGCTGATTAAAAACGAGGAAACACGGATATGAAAAGCGGGGAAATATTGATAGTCGGCTGCTTGTGCTTGTTAGTTGCTTTGCTGGCGGGTTGCGACAGCGTGAAGCCCGAGAAGTGGGAAACCGACCAGAAGCTACGGACAGAGCTATTCTTCCGTTGCATGGAAGCGTTGCCTGCTGGCCCACAACAGACCAAATACAACGACTGGGATGAAGTGGTAGCTGAATGCGACAACGTCGCTTACTACCAAGCCAGAAGCTGCGTAGCTAACTGCAACTAACGCCAAGCTAAGGGGCGGCGTAGCCGTCCCGTGCGAAGCACGAACTTGAGCAACTTGTTATATTTTTAGGAGATGATAATGAGCCATGTAGCAGACATTATTTTTATGACCAGTATAGATGATGGATCGAATGTGGAGGATAGCCACCCAAACGCCGACAAGCTCAGCGCTTACCTTGTTCGTAACCATAACGGGGCGTACTTGGTTAAAGTTGACGATCACGCTGGCGGGAACAAAGCCATGCAGTGCGATGTTTTCATGGCGGCTATCAACTACCTGGATATTGATGAATTTGTCGAGTGGTTCCACGGTATTGAATGGGAGTACCCGGAAAGCGTACAACTACTAATTAAGGACGAACACGACGACCAGTTCAGTATGTATACGCCGAAAATATAACGATGGAGGTTTTGCTGTGAGCGAAGCGAATCAGAAAGAACGTGTGGTTATGCGTGACGGCCACCTCCCTGACTTTGAGGGAAAGCCGGTGCTCGCATCTTGTGAGAACTGCACCCACTGCATGGATCAATCAGACGGCCCTGAATACGGACCGCAATGGTACGCGTGTGAGCACCCGGAAAAGGGGTATATGAGCAACCTAAAAGGGTTCCCTTTCAAGACGCAGCAGGGATGCTGCGAACTGCATATGGCATTTACGATTGACTGGGAAGCCGAAGCCAAGAAACAAGGCTACGCATAACGCTGGCATAAAAGGTGCCAACACTTAAGAGAATTTAACAACCACACCAGAGCGGCATCCTTTTGATGCCCTGGTTATAACTTAACTGGAGTAGAGCAAAATGGGCAGAGAAGTTAGAAAAGTA